GCCGTGACATCACGCTCTAGGATCGTGACAGCAGCGAGGAACCCGACCAAGTTGGCGGGGCTGCTGAGGAGATAAAGATGATTCGGACACTGCAGGAGATCGCAACGGTCGTCACCTTCATCGCAGCAATGGTGCTGCTCTTGGCACTGGGGTCAATGCGATGAGGCTGAACCGAAAGACGCAGCCACTGGTCTACAAGCGAGTGGCAATCCGCACGACACTGCTCGATGAGCAGAAGCGCAGCGATCAGCAACTTGACATTGCCATTGGCATTCTCGGAGCGACGCTTCTGGTGATGGTCTTCGTGGTGCTTGGCTAATGCCAGTTTACGAGTACCGCTGCGGCGACTGCGGGCATCGGGAGGAACACACGCACTCAATCCACAACGTCTACAACCCGCGCTGCGAGAAGTGCGGCCGCTGGATGCGGATGGTCTATTCACCGGCGGCGGTGGTTTACAAGGGCGAAGGGTTTGCGAAGAAAGATCGCAAGAAGAAGGAGGGCAAGTGAGCAAGCAATACGAGTTTGTCAAGGCAGAGCAGCGCAGTCCTGAGTGGTTCGCACTTCGGGCTGACGGCATCACAGCGACCGACGTCTCGGTGATCGCGGGGCTGAACCCCTATAAAACTCCCTTCCAGCTTTGGGCCGAGAAGTTGGGCAAGTTCACGCCTGACCCAGTGGGACCAGCAGCAGTGCGCGGCATCCTCCTAGAGAACGCGGTGGCTGAGTTCTACGAGATGGAGACTGGCCGCGAGTTGCGCCGCAGCAACGGCATTGTCCGACTCAAGGAACTGCCGTGGGTGATGGCGTCACTCGACCGCACCATCGTCGGCGAGGAGGGCTTGGTGGAGATCAAGACCAGCACCTCACCGCGCTGGAGCCTGCACCCAGTCCCGCCAGAGGTGGTGGCGCAGGTGCAGTGGCAAATGTTTGTCACCGGCGCACCGTGGTGCGACGTAGCAGTCCTGCTCGGTGGTCTCGTCTTCCGCATCGAGCGGGTGGCTGCGAGCATTGACTACCAGACGGAGTTGTACCGCAAGGCGGTGGAGTTCAGGAACGCGCTCGCAACGCAGACGCCGCCAGCCTTGCAGGGTCAGGACTCTGACGCGCTGGCGCAGGTCGTGCCGCAGGCGAGCGAAGAGTACGCAAACGCAACGGACGGCATTGACCGCGTGGCGGCGCTGTATTCGGAAAAGCAGTACGAATCCAAGTTGCTTGACGAAGAGCTGCAGAACCTCGCCATCTCGCTGAAGGAAGCGATCGGCGAGAAGGCAGGGATCGTCGGCAACGGATGGCAGGCAACGTGGAAGGCGAACAAGGCGTCGGTCAAGACCGACTGGAAGGAGGTCGCAACGAAAGTGGACCCCAAGATCATTGAAGCCGCGACGCGGGAAGTTCCAGGCGCGCGAGTCTTCCGATTCAGGACAGAGGAGGGGTCGTGAAATACCCAGGCGAGACGAGTCAACGTCTTCCGAGTTGGCTGAAGCAGCGTCAGTCAAGGTCGGAGGACCTGATTCGGCACCGCAAATACAACCTCTGCGTGGTTTGCGAAGAGCGGCCATCGGTTGGCAGCAGCACCGAGATGCTGGTGAGCATCCAAGCGCCAGAAGAGGACGCAATCATCAAGGCAGTGGACACCAAATGGTGGACGTGCAGGAAGTGTGAGGAGGGACTATGAGCAACGAGATCAGCAAGGCGCTCTGCGCGCCATTCGAGGAGAAGGACCTGAAGCACCGCCCAGGCAGAGCTGGGATGACGTTCACCTACGCAGATGCGCGAGCAGTCGCGCAGCGGCTGGATGACGTCCTCGGCATTGAGGGCTGGCAGTTTGAGGTGAAGGTCGCAGACGGCGCACGCAACGTCGTCCACGGCTCACTCGCCGTTGTCATCGGTGGTAAGACAACCATCCGACAGGACTTCGGCTACCCGAACTCGGCACAGGATGACGAGCCACTGAAGTCAGCGGCCAGCGACGCGCTCCGCAGGTGCGCCGCGCAGCTAGGAGTGGGCAGGAGCCTCTATTCGCCAGAAAAGGGTGTCCCAGTACCACTTGCGAGGGTTCCGCGCCTCTCCGTGGCTCCTACACCCCTCTCCGTTGATTCTGACGACGCTACCAGCGACGCAATAATCGCTGCGAAGGCAGCAATGCTCTTTGCCGAGAACGTCGGCGACGAGACCTGCAGCCACGGCGAACTCTGGACTTTGAAGCCAGGCGGCATCAGCAAGGCAAGCGGCAAGCCGTACAACGCATTCTGGGCGGCGAGCCACAAGACGCCAGACGGTGCTTACTGCAAGGACAAGCCGAGCCAGAAGTTTGTCGCGTCGCAGTCGGCTGCACCGGCGAAGCCGAAGCTCGTGCCAGAAGACACTCAGAACCTAGAGGACTTGCCGTTCTAAGCAAGAGAAAGTCGGAGGAGGACTGAAATGGCACTTTGGATCAAGTGGTCAGCACAAGCACACAAGGACGCAATCATCAGCAGCCTCAGCGACATTGAGTTTCGTGCGTTCGTCACGATCCTTGAAGTGGCGAAGGAGATGCGGAAGGGCGGCGAGTTCCGTGACCGTCGGCACCTCGCCACGGTGATCGGGCCGCGCCTCTCAAGGTGCGTACCCCGACTGGTCGCCGAGGGCTTGCTGGAGGCATCTGGAGATGGTCTCGTCAAGGTCTCGAACTGGTCTCGATGGCAAGTCGACGCCACGTCGACCATTCGGCAACAGCGCGCTCGTGCGGGAAAAGAGCCTGTGTCACGGTTTAGTCACGCTATAGAACTAGAGAAGAACCAGAACAGAACTAGAGAAGAGAAGACTCTTACTAACGGCGTGATGAGTATTGGCGAGATTATTGCGAAGGGAGGACGACGATGACGGAGCAGAAACTGCTAGAGCATCTGAAGGCAACGAGTGTGCCAAACCTTGAGCGGATGGAATACGGCTTCAGCCACTGGGACTGCACGTCGTGGTACCCAGTCGGCTTGGGCAGAGTGGACTTTATTCTTGAACTGAAGTGCCGAGAGACGCACTACCCAGAGCTGCTCATTGAGCAGGCGAAGTACGACTGGCTCATTGAGGAGGCTGGGAAGCGGTCAGCGCGTCCGGCGTACATCAACAGCACGCCTGAGGGCATCTACGCCTGGGACCTGTATCGAGTGCGGGAGCCGCACTGGGAGCCGCGCCTAATGCCAGCCACGACAGAGTTTGAAAACACGGAGCGGATCGTCAAGGTGGTCGGTTTCTTGCCTGTCGCCGATGCGATCCGACTGCCGTGAGGTCGCTGGCGATTCTTGGGCCGCAAGGCAGCGGCAAGTCCACCATTGCGTCGCTCTTCGTGGAGCATCGTGAGTACCGTCGGCACGGCATTGCGGACGCAATCAAGCACATTGCTGCGATGGCGTACAACGACCTCGGCAAGAGCGAGATGCTGACCGTGAGCCGCAACTTTGGTGACAGCACCTTGACCGGCAGAGAACTGCTGCAGGACATTGGTGCAGCAATGCGGGGCGTGGACACGCACTTCTGGCTGCGGGTCTGGCGCAAGGACTACTTTGAGCTGAAGCGCATCGGCTTTGGCGTGGTCGTGGATGACGTGCGGCTGGATGCCGAAGTGCAGTATCTCCGCGCCATTGACCCAGACATTTTCATCGTTCGGCTGACAGCCTCGGAGGAGGTCAGGCGCGAGAGGGTGGGCGGCAACCTGTACGGAGCCGCTGACATCACGGAAAGGGGCTGGACAGACAGCAGGGCAGACCTTACGGTGGACACGACAAGCCTGTCGCCTGAGGATGCCTACCGCGTCATCACCGACAAGATGGAGGAGGTCTAATGTTCAAGGAGTTGGAGATTCTTGCAGCACAGGCTGGCTACCGATTCGCCGAGGCCGTCAAGGACGGCGACCAATGGCACGTCATTCTTGACGATGAGGACGGCGAAATCACCTTTACTGGCGCAACCGTCCAAGAGGCGGTCGAGCGGGCGACCGAGCAGCTCGTTCGCAGCCTGAGCAACATCGGTCACTGACGTGTGGGATAGCGTTGGTCTCGTGATCGCAGGGCTGCAACTCTTCTTCGCGTTGATCGTTGGGCTGACGCTGCCGGTGGCGGCTAAGCGTGGCGGTGCGGCAGCGGGTACCATCTTCCTGATCTTGGCGTTCGCCACGGTCATTTGGATCGTAAGGAGCGTGCTATGGCAGCAGTAAAGGCGCAGCGAGGCGGACCTCGCAAGGAGCCTGTCTTCGCAGCAACGAACTGCGGCGCGTGCAGCGGTGACCTGAACACGCTGAAAGAGTCGTGGCGCGTCAAGGTGATCACCTTCGTCGCCAACAAGCGCAACACTCGCTTCGCCTGGTATCACCGAGCCTGCGTGAAATGACTCGCATTGAGCGAGCCGCGCCATTCCTTGACGACAAGGTGATTGCGGTTCAAGACGGCACCGATGCGTGGTGCGAGGAGCCTGGGTTCACTGGCCGCGTCTGGTGCAACCTCTCAATGCGCTATGCCGACGCCATCGCGCCTGACGGCTGGTTCTTTCTGTACGAAGGCATCGGCAACCGCAAGACCAACGCCGACCTGATCAAGCACGGCGTGATGGAGATTGACGTCGCACGCTTCACGCTGAGCGACGGCGGCTCTGCAGTCTTGGCGAGGCTCATCTGATGGGCTACTTTAAGGACGAAGCCACCAAGAAGATGATTGACCCTGCCAAGAGCCGCAAGGGAAAGAACAGCCGCGCTCGTGGCAATGCATTCGAGCGCGAGGTTGCCAAGCGCCTGCTCGGTCAGCGCGTCGGGCAGTTCGGCGGCAAGCAAGACGTTGCGAACGATTGGCTCGCCGTGCAGTGCAAGGTGGGCGGCAGCTTCAGCGAGCGCCAGTGGGA